AATATTGCCATGTGCCAATAATTATCAATTTATCATTTGTGGTTATCTGCTTTGTGCCTCGGGTGACGGTATATTCACCAGTTGCACGAGGCAAAGCCAAATGACACGGAGAAAATGCATTCCAAGCCTCAAGGTAGTGATCGTTGTTCTTCCGCTTGGATTTCGTTGCCTTCTTCCGACTCCGACCTTGTTTCTTTGACGCTCCAAACGCAACAGTAGCAGTCCCGCCTGCTCCTGGGGCAATACCCCTGAAGGCTGGACCCCGACACCGTGGTGCTCGACGTGGGCCAGCAACCTGCACAACTTGCGCCATCTCTGATTTATGAACTGAAAACTACGAATATGTCCGTAGTAGAAAAACCGTGACCCAGGTAGGACCCCAAGTCACATGAGCAAAAGGGGCTCATGAATTAAAGCAAGTAATGCCCTGGTAGGATTGGTTACCTACAGTCAACCATGTCTAATCATTAACAATAGTCTCGGAGCTGATCAACGCTCCCCCTTAACCCTCCCCCTCAAGTTTGGTAAATAGGGAGGCAGTGAACATGATATGAAATGGAATCACCCTGCATCGGGCAGTGTACTCACTGCTGGCTCCGTGCCCGGCCTAGCAAAATGCATCGGCCCCGACTCAACATGAGAGGTTCACTGAGGACTCATCAATGACGTCAAACAACATGGCCCTGGATTGATAGTGGTGTGACTATGGAATCAGAAGACTCCCACCTTCGCGCCAGGTCGCATCGTAGCCATTCCATTCGGGGTTTCCAACTATCCACCCATCGCTGGTTGGTAGCCAGTGTTGCCACGCAAACGGCGTGCCAAAGAGCCTAGACCCCGTTCAGTACGAGTTAAGGTGGCCAAACCTAGGAGGTGACTAAATCCCCCTCTCGCACGGCCTTCACCTCAGACGCTCCGGAAAACAGCTGTCAGCAGGCTCGCCACTCATCACGGGCATGATGAGTGTTGAAGAATAAGCCTTGGTCAACGGGTGGACTCTACATACACCCGGACGACTCAGGCAGAGGGGGGGCAAACCCTGGTATGATGCATTGTCGTCATCCCTCTCTCACCACAGGCATTTCCTCCTGTGGCCCTGGGACAAAACCAGGCAAAATGCCTGAATTAATCAGTACAGCATCGGTGTGAAACCTGTGTTGCTTCAGTCACGCTTACGCCACGACTGTGGAAGACTATTCTTAAAGCCTTCCCAGTCACCAAGCTGGTCATAATCCCATGTGAAATCAACGAAGCGATTCTTCTCTTGATCGCTACTCCAAAAGCCAGTCGACACCAGGATCTTCTCTTCACATTGGCATGTGCCATTGAGGACACGGATGTGGTCAATAAGCTCATTCTTGTCGTCGAATTCCTGATTGGTCCGCATCTTTAAATCATGAGTGATTTCGAAATCACAATCAACTGCATAC